ACAAAAATCTCATAAGGCTCAGAGGTAAAGGTTACTACTGGTTCATTATCAAGATCCTGCCAGGATTCCTTAAGAATGTGAACTTCTTCTGGCTGGGCTTCCTTGGGAACTACCTCTAACGTATATTCGAACAACTCTTCCTGTACTTCAAAATCTGATATCCCATTCAAAATAATCTTCTTAATCTGTTTGGCTTCCATGACAGGATAGTACAGATTAAGCTGACAGTTGAACAGTAGTGTCTGAATAATCAACCGCCTATCATCAAAGGTACCATCATAGGTATCTAATTCTTCACTAACAGATTCTAATGAGAAAACATAATCGGTATTCAGTTCTAACTCAGGAACATCTTGAATGGTAACTACAAACTCTGGAGAGAAGAAAGGCACTATCTGTTCTACTAACTGAAGAATCTCATCAAAATTCTTAGCCATTATAGACAAACTAAAAGGTACAGTATAAGGAATGGAGTTAAAGGAGTAGTATTGTCGAGTCTTTGTCTGAACAGGCGTTATCTTATTCAGCCGATTTAGTTGTCGACTTTTATCCAGTTGTGGATCACCCATTATAAAACCAATTCTAGGCAACGTTATATTGGCTTCATGGGGGGAATCACCGGTAAGATACTGATTGTACTTCTGGACTATCTTATCCTTCTTTGCATAGGTAACAGGGACTGCATAGTACTCAACCCCCTTCTTTACTTTTAAATCTGAGAATATCTTTCCGAAGAGTTTTATGGCATTCTTTAAGGTAGAGTGATAAAAATAGGTGTCTATCATGGCCTTCTATCCTTAATAGTCACCCCAAAGATGTTGGTGTCAATGATTTTATCATTCCCAAAGTCATTAAACTCATCATTGTCAGAGAGAATAGGAGTGGTCTCTTTTTTATCTGTAACAAACTTATTCAGTCTAGCCTCTTCTGTTTCTACTTTTTCTTGTCCATAATACCAAGATTGAGTAGCCAGTTTAAAGATATAGTTTCTCCCTAATTCGAAGAAAGGTATGTTGTCCTCAACGAAGAGGATTTCAAAGAAGGATTGAGTCAATGGGAGCCAAAGAAGATCACCCTCCATGGGACGGTCAATCTTTACTTCCTCTTTAAACCTCTTCACTGCTACTGAGAAGTCTAGCCGGTTCTTTACTTCTATCCCAAACTTGGAGACAATCTGCCCTTCCCCCCCATATCCCTCAAAGGAATCCAGGTAGAATTCTAGAAGATAGGCATCTGAAAACTTCATCAAATTATCTTCACCCAGTATCTGATCAATGTCTTGAAATGTCTTTCTAACATAGAAACAGTTGATTCCAGATATCTGGATGGATTCAATAATAATGTCCTCCAATAGATCACTGTCTATTGAGGCTCTATTCTCATAGAAGAACGGATTGGTAGCGATGGAACTACTCCTTCATCATGAAGGTTTCTTGTGAGTTTTCAGGAAACTGGCAAATGACGGGAGTTTAACCCCCTTCTTGTCAGTCTTAACCTTAATCCAAGGATGTTTTGCTGATCTACTGGGTTTAGAAGTTTTTAACAGGAAATCAAACTTTAGGGGAAGATCTGGATTTTCTACATTGTCAACTCCTGTCTTAGGAGTTTCTTCTTCTGATTCTTCTTGGGGAAGTTCTTGCTCGCTCATAACTGTGTCAACCTAAGGTTTGGCGGATTAGTATATCAATTTCTGGATTTGTGGTTATTTCCAACCACTCATCACACTCCATAAAGTTTATCTGTATCATACAGGTTTTTAGAATAGATCTCTCAAAATTTTCTGAGAAGTTCTCATACAACAATCGTTTTACTGTGCCTGGAGTGAAACAGTTGAACAATAAAATGATGTTGTTCAGTAACAACCTAATATTCAGCATTCGGCGTGTCTTATATTTAGTAAGTTGTTTTTTAATTATGTAAACTCGGTTGACATCCTTTACCAACGATGTAGTAAATTTACCACGAAGATACCCTTCTTTCAGATAGGTTAATGTCTCTAAGTCCAACATGTTTATGCAGCAATAACTCCGGCATAGACTTGAAAGTATTCTCCAACCTTGGTAATGTCTAAATGGAGTAACCAGAATCGTTTAAAGTTCTTATCGAACAATTCTATATCATAGAGTTCTCTAGAGGTTTCTAAAAATGGGGTAACTGGGGGTAAGATTAGGTCATAACTAAGCAAGGTATCCCTTATCTGGCTGATAGTTTCCTGAACATCCTTTGTGGTGAATGCAAAGCTATCAGAAAGGGAAAAGTTTATATCAAGAATACCCTCGGGGATATCTTCATCATCTTCATCATCTTCATCCTCTACCAAAGTAAGAGTTGGGTTTACTGAATCCACTACACTGTCATCAATCCACCCCAAGTAAGAGGCACTCACATTTTTCTTATCTTTAGGATCTGCAATATCCCAAACATCTCGGTTGGTGTATTGGTCGAACAACTTAAGATAGTAGGTTGTAACCCCATCAATTGTATCTTGGACAACATTAGTCTTTAGTTCCATGGGTTTGCCTTTTAATCGGTAATGATCAGTTCTACTTTTGTCTTACTCTTACTTAGCCACTGTTCAGTTTTAGCTGTAATTCTTTCTTTAAACTTAGTCTTTAAGTTATCAGTATCGTTAGAGAACTTAATTGTGAAAATTTTGGTGAAATCTCTAAAGTCCTTCTCAAGAGTTAGTTCGTTAATAGGAGTATAATTAAGTTCTATCTTGACCAGGAGATCTTTGTTCCTAGAAATATCAAAATCGAACTTGTCTGGGGACATTGAGTATTCTGGAGGTAGTTCCTCTTCAGGGTCTTCTACGGTATCTTCTGGGGCTTCCAAAGGTTCCTCTGGAACTTCTGTGGGTTCCTCTTCGGGTTCCCCAACCTCTTCGCCTGGGTCTAGGGCTTCTTTAAGTTCACCTTTATCTTCTTTTTTATCAATAAAATATTTAAAGGTTTCTTTATCAAAATAAAGAGTAACCGGATAATCAAAAATGTTATTAAAGTCAGACTTTGATGAACTTTGTTCTGAAACAAATACCAGTTGTCTTACCTTAGTCAATTTGGGATTGAATTCACCATTTTCAATGAAATATAAATAGTTAATAAAATCTACATTTAACCAGTACAAATCCTTTTCGACATTCTCTTTAAGAAGTCGGGACGATACTGAAATGGACTTCTCTAGAAGAAAGTCTTTAAAAGAACGCATTTGTTTTTCCTCTCTTTCGGAGCATCAATGAGTAAAGGATCTTGTTCCATAGCCGCCTTCAAATCTAAGTTTACTTCGGTTAGACCCAATAGGTTTCGAGTAGATTTTCCTCAAATTTGGGAATCTAAGCTCTATAAGAACACTTGGATCCCTAAAGATAAAACTACTGACATCTTTATTTATTGTAAATCTGCTACCCTACCTGCATCAAAAATAACACCTCTTCAGATACCCTACCTAGGGCGAATGTATTACGATTCTGGAGATCGTGAATTTGATACTCTAACCTTGGAGTTCTATAACTCACAAGATTTTGCTATTCGTAACTTCTTTGAAGAATGGATGAATAACATCAATCTCAATGAGAAGAACTATCAGATAGAAACTAATTCCTCCATAGTGACCACGGCTTTTGACATATTTATGGATGAGCTAACCGTTACTCAGTTGGATAGGCGAGAGAATCCGTTAAAGAAGTACAAGTTCTTTGGGGTGTTTCCCCTAGAGTGCAGTGATATTAAATTGGATTACGATGAAAATGATAGCATAGAAACCTTTACAGTTTCATTGCAGTACCAGTGGTGGGAGACCGATGAGCTTAACGCGGGTATTCCTGGGACTGGTGGAAGTTCAGAAGGACAAGGGGGACCAGCAGATTCTGAAATATGGCGTGGAGGTGGGGGTGGCAATGGTTGGACTATTATCTCGCCTACTTGGACTCCTGGGGGAATTACTAGAGGTGGGTCGACGAGAACTTAGAAAGGTTCTTAAAACTAAATAGTCAAAAGGTTTAATCTTTCAATAAAGGACTTAATAACATGGCAACATCATATCGGGGATTGTCTGGAATCAATGAATTCAAAAACAACTTCACTTCTGTTAGACCCACTCTGTTTAGGGTGTCTATGCAGAAGGAACAGGCAGAACCCTTTATCACTAAGAAGTATCTTGGCGGTAAAGAAAACCTGTTCTACTTCTATTGCAAAGGGGCAAGTCTTCCTGGCTCAAATCTAGGGGAAATCGCCGTCCCTTTCATGGGGCGCAAGTTCTATGAGTATGGGGATCGGGAGTTTGATCCTTGGGAAATTACCTGTTTCAACTCACAAGACTTCGGGGTAAGGTCATTCTTCGAACACTGGATGAATGGCATGAATCTCCATGAAGAGAACCGTGAAACTTACAATGGTAAAGTAAATGGGGGTCATTTCCAAGGTGGGGCCGGAGATTACTTCAACTACTTTATTGACTTTAAAGTAGAACAGTTAGACAGGAGAAACAATGTTCTCTACACCTATGAGATGGTGAATTCATTCCCAACTCGACTAGGTGAAATCGCCCTAGCCTATGACCAGAACGATTCCATTGAAGAGTTCCCAGTTACCTTAAGATACCAATATTGGACTTCTAAGGATGTGAATGGGGAGAATGTTACTTCTGGGTCTGATACTGAATTTACTGGAACTGAAGTAGGCCTAGTAGCTGAAGTTTAAGTCTTAGGTTAGACCGTTTAGATATTCCAGGTAGGACATCATATTCCTAATCAAATAGGAACGTTGTCCTACCTGTTTTAGTGCCTCAGAGATATAGCTTATGTCTGATTCTAATTCATTTAATGCCTGCTTTAAACTTGACAATTCTGTATCAGAGTTCAAATAGATGTCTATATCCCCTTTAAGAATCCGAAATGGAAACGGGCATTGCTTATACACTTCTGAGGATGCCTTTCCAGTATAGTATTCCCACTTCTCTCGATACTTCTGGAAGTATTCACGTTGAGTTGCAGCACGTCTCCGTTGTAACTCCAATACCAAGACATTTAATTTGTTATGTAGGTTAGGAGTTCTTTGTGACTCCTTAAACAGATCACTTCCAATCTTTAACTCTTCGTCAATCTCTTTTTTGTCAAACAACAAGTGAGTTTCCATGAATTTAGCACCTCAGACCGTTATGAATAAAGGGTATCTTATTAAGACTCCCTCTGGATTTAAACCATTCGCTGCCCTTAAAAAGACTTATTCAAACTACTTAATCTCCCTTAGTTTATCTTCAGGAAGAACTGTTACAGGATCTCACGATCACGTTCTCTTAGACTCTTCGGGGAGTGAAAAAACACTTGCTGACTTACTGGTTGGTGACTTTCTTACTTCCTCTGAACAAGTTGTAGAGAAAACACACACGTTAAGCATCACGCCTCTTTATTCGATTCAAGGCGTAGAAGGTGGGGTGTTCTATCTAGAGGGTAATATTGCTTCTAAGAATTGTGCGTTTATCCCCAATAACATCTTTAATGAGTTTTATTCATCAGTCTACCCTACTATTGCCTCAGGTAAGGAGACTCAAATTATCATGGTTTCTTCAGCAAAGGATCTTAATCACTTCTATGAACTTTGGTCTTCCGCTAAAAAGAATGAGAATACGTTTGCCCCCTTTGAAGTAAACTGGCAGTCCGTTCCTGGACGTGATGAACAGTGGGTTAAATCTACTATCATGGATATAGGTGAAGCCAGATTCAATCGTGAGTTTAAGAATGAATTTTTTGGGTTCGTAGATTCCGTAATCCCCTCAGAGTTGATTAAACATCTTGAGTATACTAACCCTCTTCACCAAAGTCAAGAGTATAAGATCTTTGAAGAGCCTAAACCTAAAGAGGTCTATATCGGGGTGGTAGATATTGCTGAGGGAATAGGGGAAGACTATTCAGTTATGACCATCTTTAGGGTAGGAAAACAAGAGAATGAGCAGCAACAACCTCATACTGTAGTATTTACCTTAAGAAGTAATAAAACTAATCTGTTTCAGTTTACTGAACTGGTCTGGCGTTTTGCCAAGATGTATCATGAAGCCTGGTTACTTATTGAAGTCAATATTCATGATATTGCTTCACCGTTATATCGAGACTATGAATATGAAAACATAATTAAGACCTCCATTAAAAAACAGAAGGTAAGTTCAGCCTTCTTTAAAGAAGGGACTAAGTTTGGAGTAAAGACGACAGTCCCGGTCAAGAAGTTAGGTCTTGAAATGCTCATAGACCTTCTTAAGAAGAACTGGATCGTTCTTAATGATATTGAAATTGTCAAAGAGATGTCTACTTTGGTACGGAAAAAGAAGTCATTTGAAGCCAGTACTGGCCAGCATGATGATCTAGTAATGACCTTGGTGTTGTTTTCCTGGCTCCTTACCAATGAAGGGTTTAAAGAACTGGTAGACTTAGAAACACCCAGATCCGACTTTCACGATGCCTATGTGAACTCTATTTGGGATTCTCTTCCTAGAATCTTTATTGAAGATGGAATCCACTACAACCTTTAAGGGTCTCAAAAAGAGCTTCAAAGGTCAGCGTAAGGGGCTCTGAGTCCTCGGTTCTCTTTACTGACAGTGGTGTATCCCCCCCTAAACACTTCCCACTTTGCCTGGAAGACAGAACAATACAGTTCCTGTTTTCTTTAAAGTGGGATAGAAGCTCCTGTTGGTAATCATAGAGTTTGATGGGAATGAGACCCCTATCTGGATGAACTACTTTGACAAAATTAGAAGCAAAGTAGTTTACATCCTTAGCACACTTAACAAACTCTTGGACTTGTTCTTCAGTAAACTCAAAATCCTCATACGCCTTCTTTA